AGCGCCGGGTCCGCTGGTATCAGCAGCCCCTCGACGAATACCTGCTGAAGGGCGGGAAGCGCGCCATAGAGATCGCGCACCGCCGTTGGGGCAAGGACGAGATCGCACTCGGCGTCACCTGCCAGCTCGCGCACCAGCGCATCGGCTCCTACTGGCACTGCCTGCCGGAGTACGCACAGGCTCGCAAGGCGCTCTGGACCGCAGTCAACCCGCACACGGGCAAGCGAAGGATCGACGAGGCATTCCCGCAGGAGCTTCGGGACAGCACCAACGAGAGCGAGATGTTCATCCGGTTCAAGAACGGATCGACATGGCAGCTCGTCGGCTCCGATCGCTACAACAGCCTCGTGGGCGCCGGCATCGCGGGCGTGGTGTTCTCGGAGTGGGCTTTGGCGAACCCCAGCGCTTGGGGCTACATCCGGCCGATGCTTGAGGAGAACGACGGCTGGGCGGTGTTCATCACCACCCCCCGCGGTCGCAACCACGCCAAGGCCATGTACGACATGGCAAAGCAGGACATGGCCGAAGGTGGCCGCTGGTTCGCCGAGACGAGCACCGTGCATGACACGGGCGCTCTCACCGACGCACAGCTGACGGAGAGCCTGAAGGAATACCGCGCCCTCTACGGCGAGGACATCGGTCAAGCACAGTTCGATCAGGAGTACCTCTGCTCGTTCAATGCGGCCATCCTCGGCGCCTTCTACGCTCGGGAGATGATGGCGGTTCGATCCGAGCAGCGGGTCTTGCCGCTCAAGCCGCATCCGACGAAACCCGTGCACACGGCATGGGACATCGGCGTGCGCGACGACACCTCCATCTGGTGGTTCCAGACGGTCGGCATGCAGCTTCACGTGCTGGACTGCTACACGGCGTCCGGCGTCGGCGTCGAGCACTACGCGGACGTGGTTCGGTCGAAGCCTTGGAAGCGCGGCGTGGACTACGTGCCGCACGACGCCAAGGTGAAGGAATGGGGATCGGGCCGAACCCGCGTCGAGGTGATGCGAGAGTTCGGGCTTAACCCGCAACTGGTGCCGATGGCGACGAAGATGGACGGCATCCAGGCTGTCCGCTCCACGCTCCCCCGAGCCGTCTTCGATCCGCGCTGCGAGGCCGAGGGCTTGGCTGCGCTGGAGCAGTACCGCCGCGAGTGGGATGACGAGAAGAAGACGTTCCGCGCCAGTGAGGTGCACGACTGGTCGAGCCATCTGGCCGACGCCTTCCGCTATCTCGCGCTGTCATGGCGCAACGTACCCGACGTGATTGAGCGCCCCAAAGCGCAGCCCAAGCCGGGGCAGGTGAGGCTCCCGCCCCCGCCCATGCCGACCAGTGGCACCCGCATCAGGATCTAGGACGCCATGGCCGATATCGACGACGACTTCGACGAAGACGAGGAGGCCGGCGAGACCGAAGCCGAGAAGCGTCTGGAAACGAAGTCGTCCAAGCCGTGGCTGACGATGATCACCCGCGCCGGTAAGGCGGGCTTCGACGACTACAACGACCGCTGCGACAACATCGACAAGCGCTTCGCATCGCTCGAGCGTCTCGCCAGTGCCGCGCGCGATCGTGAGTTTCAGATCTTTTGGGCCAACATCCAGGTGCTCGGCCCGTCGATCTACAGCCGCCCGCCCGTGCCTGTCGTCGTGGCCCGCTTTAAGGACAAGCGCCCGCTCTACAAGACCGCAGCGGAACTTCTGGAGCGCACCGCGATCATCTCGTTCGAGATGGCCGATATCGACGGCGTGATGCGCCATGTCCGCGACGATCTGGTTCGCACGGCGCGCGGCGTGGTGTGGATGCGCTACGAGGCGAAGGGTGAAGACGGCAACTTCTACGAACGCGCCTGCCACGATCCGGTTCACCGTCGCGACTTTATCCATGATCCGGCCCGCTCGTGGCGCGAAGTGGATTGGGTCGCCAAGGCCTCGTATCTCGACAAGCGGGCAATGCGGAAGCGCTTCAAGGAGCACTCGGGCGACGCCTACAAGAAGGCGAACTACGCGGTCCAGAAGGACGCCTCGGGCAACCACGACGGACGCGCCACCGCCAAGGTGTGGGAACTGTGGTGCCGCTCGCAGAAGAAGGTCGTGTGGGTCACCGAGAACGTTGATGTCTGCTTGGAGGTCGGCAAGCCGCATCTGGACCTCGAGGGCTTCTTCCCGTGTCCGAAGCCGGCCTATGGCACGACGCAGCCCGGCACGCTCATCCCGGTGCCCGACTACGTCTACTACAAGGACCAGATCGAGGAAATCAACGAACTCACGGCACGCACCGCGGCGCTGACCGATGGGCTTCGCCTTCGCGGCTTCTATCCGGCTGGTGCGGGCGAGATCGGCGATGCGGTCGAGGCGGCGGTCAAGAGCCAGTCGAACAACCAGGTGCTGATCCCCATCAGCAATTGGGCAGCGCTAGGCGGGCAGGCCGCCAAAGACGTGATCATGTGGCTGCCGCTCGACATGGTGGCTCAAACCATCTCGGCCTGTATCGAGAACCGCCGTCAGCTCATCGACGACGTGTACCAGATCACCGGGCTCTCCGACATCATGCGGGGCGCCACGCAGGCCAGCGAAACGCTCGGCGCGCAGCAGCTCAAGAGCCAGTACGGCTCCATCCGCATCCGCGACCGTCAGGACGAGTTGACCCGCATCGCTCGGGACCAGACGCGCATCGCGGCCGAGATCATGTCGGAGAACTTCTCAGGCAAAACCATGCTGGCGATGAGCCAGATGCAGATCGAGACCGACGCGGACGTGAAGGCCAAGCTTCGCCAGGCCGAGGAGCAGTTCAAGGCGCTCCAAGCGCAGATGGAGGAAGCGCAGAACGACCCCGAGACGCAGCAGCTTGCACAGCAGAACCCCGAGCAGGCCCAGCAGGTCATGCAGGGCGCCCAGCAGCAGATGCAGCAGCTTCAGGGCCAGATGCAGGAGATCAGCGGGACGATCACCATTGAGGCGCTCGTCAAGTTCCTCCGGGATGAGCGGGTGCGCCCCTTCGTGCTCGACATCGAGACGGACAGCACGATCGCGCCGGACGAGAACGCGGCCAAGCAGCGTGCGACCGAGTTCATCACGGCGATTGGCGGCTTCATGGGGCAGGCGTTCCCGCTGGTGCAGGCCGACCCGTCCGCTGCGGGCGTGGTGGCCGACGCTCTGAAGTACGTCGCCAGCCAGTATCGCGCCGGTCGCGAGATCGAGACCAGCATCGAAGAGTTCGCCGAGGGCATGAAGCAGCGCGCCTCGCAGCCGCAGCCGAACCCCGAGGCGGACGCGGCGCAGGCTGCGGCTAAGGCGGACCAAGAAGCAAACGCCGCCAAGATGCAGATGGAGCAGCAGCGGCTTCAGGCCGAGATGCAGGCGAAGCAGGCCGAGGGCCAAGCCCGCCAGCAGGAAGCCCAGACCAAGCTTCAGCTCATGCAGGCAGACGCAGAGGCCAAGGGCACGGAAGCGCAAGCCCGACTTGCCGAGATCCAGGCGCAGAGCGTCGCCAACGCCCAGCTTCACGAGCAGGCCATGGCGAAGGGCGCGCTGGAGCTCGACAAGATGCGGGTGGAGATTGAGCGCATCGGCGTGCAAGCCGCCACGGCTTCGCAGATGGCCGACGCCAAGCTGAACGCCATGCAGAGCCAACCAACGAACGGAGCAGCCTGATGGCGACAAACGTTACGCTGGTAACGCCAGATCCGATGAACGGCGCGGACAAGCTGGTCGGCTCGTCCTCCGCGCCGCTCCAGACGCAGGCCGTCACGTCCTCCACCGGCGTCACGACGCGCCCGGCCACCTCCACGACGGTCGCCACGCTCAAGGCCGCCAACACCGCCCGCAAGGGCCTCACGGTCTACAACGAGGGCACGGCGCTTCTCTACGTGAACCTCGGGCCTGGAGCGTCGGCCACGAACTACACCTACGCCATGCCGGCGAACGCCTACTACGAGGTGCCTTACGGCTACACCGGCATCGTGACGGGCATGCTCGCGACGGGCTCGGGGAGCGCCCAGATCACGGAGCTGGTCTGATGCCGGCCTTCACCGCTCCCCCCGCACCATACGCTGGACCTGAATTCGTCGCTCCCGCCATCATGACGGTGGCCGGCGTCCTCTCCGACTACCCTGCAAGCGCGCCCTACCGTGGGAAGTACGTCCGAGTGTCGGACCTGTTCGGGTACGTTGATGGCGTGATGCGCTGCGGCTTCGATGGCACGCAGTACTTCTGGCAGCCGACGAGCACCGACTACGGCCGCGATCTACCCGTCGTGGCGGACATGACCATAACCCCGCATGGTCACCCGACGAGCTTCAACCTGACCGGCAGCATCCTGGTCGGCATCACACGGCAGATCACCCTCTCGCCGACCAACGGTTGGCCGGGCGCGATCAAGGAATTCAAGAACGGCCTTTCGTCACTTCTCGGCGGGCTCAACATCGTCGGCCTCGGCTTGGGCTCGACGGTTTCGATCCCCCTCGGGGGCTACAAGAAGTTCTACCTGGATAGCAGCGGCGGGACACTCGCCTGGAGGCAGTTGGTCTAATGGCATCCTTCGTAGTTCGACCCATCGACGGCAAGATGACCCTCGTCCCGGTCGAGGCGCTGCCGCAGGCCGAGGTGGCGCGCTCGCACCTGCCGACGCCGCGGATCGCCGGCGACAGCATGGCCCCGGTTCAGTCCATGCTCGACGGGCGCATGTACGACAGCAAGAGCGCGCTGCGGTCCACCTACAAGGCCGCCGGCGTGGTGGAGGTCGGCAACGATCCCGCCCGGCTGCGGCCCCGCGAGAAGCCGAAGGTCGATCGCCAGGCGATGAAGGCGACGCTCGAGCGGGCTACGGCGCGCTTCGATCGCGGGGAGAGAACCAATTGACCCCTCGCCTCATCCTCCCCCTGCCGCCGGTCCCGCCCCGTGAGCACTACCAGACCGAGGAGAGCTATCAAGCCATGCTCGGTCGCTACGCTGAGGCGAAAGCAATTCACGACCGATCCCTCAAAGAGCAGGATGCCATGCTCATGGTGGAGATCGGACTTTTCCTGATCGTCCTCATCGCGTTCCTAGGGCTCGTTGGGTACGGGCTTGACGGAGTGCGCGGCGCCATCGGCGCCCCGGTTGGCTTCGCCGTCCTAATCGGCGGCCTCATGTCTCTACAGCAGGCAATCGCCAAGCGTCTCTAACCACGTTCCCTCAGACGGAAGCACATCATGAGCGACATTGACGGCGGCGCAGCAGCGTCCACCGAGAGCCCTTCCACGCCCATCGAGCCGGTCACGCAGACCCCGGAGCCGGTAAGCACCGAACGCGAGCCGAAGCCCGAGGCCGAACCGAAGGAACCGGCCAAGCCCGTCAGCACGCGCGACGCCCTCGCCAAGGCCGCCGAGACGATCGCCAAGCGCGAGGCGAAGGTCGAGAAGACCGACGACAAGGCCGCGCCCGTCAAGGATGCCGGTCCGAGCCGCAACGAGCAGGGCAAGTTCGCCGCCAAGGAAGGCCAGAAGTCTGATGCGCAAGCTAACGCAAGCCGAGTGGATGGCGAACAGAAGGGCGATAGCGCAGATCAGGGTCAGCCAGTACCTGAAGCAAAACGGCCCACTCTCAACGCCCCTGATAGATTCTCTGCGCAGGCGAAAGCCGCATGGGACAGCGCCCCAGAAGACGTAAAGGCCGAGACCCATCGCGCGCTGAACGAGCTTCAGCAGGGCTACGAGAAGCACAAGCAGGGTTCCGACGCCTACGAGAGCGTCAAGCGCTTCGACGAGATGGCGAAGCAGGGCGGCACGACGCTTTCCGAGGCGCTCGACCGCTACACGTCGCTCGAGAACCTCGTGCGCCAGAACCCGATCGCCGGCCTCGAGCAGGTCTGCCAGAATATGGGCCTCTCGCTGCGCCAGGTCGCCCAGCATGTGATGGGCCAGCCGCCGGAGCAGCAGCAGTCGCAGTCCGATGCGACGATCCGCGAGCTTCGAGGTCAGCTCCAGCAGCTTCAGCAGCAGGTCGGCAGCGTCACCGGGCACATCCACACCCAGCAGCAGACGCATGCCATCTCTCAGATCGACGAATTCGCGTC